GTTCAAAGTTTAGCAGAAAATAAGATTCCAAGATTTGAAAAAGGAGCACATAAATATTTACTATCAGAGGTAAAAACTCCATACTTACATCTTGCAGAACAAGAATGGGAAACCATATGCATGTTACCACTAGAAGAATTTGTTATGGACTTGGGTGGAGTAGAGATACCAATTCCATCAAATAAAGTGTGGGGAAGATAAATGGCAGTAACACCACCACCAGCAGGATGGACTCAAAGATCAACCAATCCACAAGAATATGAAGCAATATTAGATCTTGGAAATTTTAACAAGTACGAAGTAAATGTCAATGTTCAAACTGGACAGAGGCAAATTTATACAATAGATCCAATTCTTAGAGTAAGATCATTTGTTGGAACAATTAATGCAGATGGGACTACAGTAAGACAAGAAGCCTGGAATGGGATTGCAGCATTACCTAATGGACAAACAAGATTAAAGGAAATAATAGATGCTAGTAGAACTGCAGCAAATAAAATTGTAGGATCTGTTGGAACAGAAGCACAAAAAAGAAGTCTTGCAGAACAAAAAGAATTTGCAAAATTAAAAAGTCAATTGCCTCCAACTGGTCCTGGTTCAGTAGCAACTGGACAAACAAATCAAGATCAAACAGGTCCAAATTCTGGACCAGCATCTGGAATAGGAACTGGAGGAGGAGCACCAGTTACAACTACCTTTAGAAATAATGAGAATTTTAATAAGTCCGATGAAGGATATCCTGCTCTTTTAAAATATCCATTAACCATTGATAATGGACAAGATTTTATGGTCATATCGATGTTTAACTATAAAGTAGCAGATGTTTTTTCTCAAGGAACAAATATTGATTTTAGTACAATTTTAAGGGGTGGTTCATTTTCTAATGGAGCAAAGGATCTTAAAGGATCAGTTAGACTGCCAATCCCATCAAATTTATCAGAAGCAAATCAAACTGGATGGGGAGACGATAGTCTCAGTAACTTAACTGCAGGATTAATGGGAGCAGCAACAGGAGCTGTAAAAGCATTATCTGGTGGAGATCTTCTTGGTGCAACTGGAAGAACTGTTGAAGCTGGAACTGATATTTTTAAAGGACAATCTGCTGCTAAATCCCAAATAGAACAACAACTAACTCTTAAAGCAGCAGCAGAAGCAGTTAAAAAATTAGGAATTAATGTTAATCCTGAAGCATATAGAGCAAGAGTTACTGGAACAGTTATTAATCCAAATCTTGAATTGTTATTTAATGGACCAAAACTAAGGAGTTTTAATTTTACATTTAAAATGACTCCAAGAAGTGGAGATGAAGCTTATCAAATAAGACAAATAATAAAATTCTTTAAAAAAGGAATGGCTCCAAAAAGAGCTACTGCTGCAGAAGATGCTTTCTTTTTAGGAGCACCTAATGTTTTTAGAATATCTTTCATGCATATGGGAAAACCATCAAAGTCTTTACCTACATTAAAAACTTGTGCTCTCATTAACTTTAATGTGAACTATACTGCAGATGGTTTTTATTCTTCCTTTGGAGATGGACAACCAATATCTCTTCAGATTGACATGTCATTTGCAGAACTAACCCCAATCTATAATGATCATTATAATTTTGAAGAAGATAAAGTTGGGTTTAGTGGGGATCTAGATGGATTAGAATCTCAAAGATTCCAACTTCAACCAGAAACCACAACACCAAATTCAAATCAAGGTCCTGCTCAACCATCAAGGGGAGGAACTTCAGGAGTAGTTGCCCCTGCAGTTCCAGTCACTGGAGGAAGAAACCCAACTGCAATACCAGGAGATCCTGGATACAGACCACCATCACCAGGGGGAGGATTATTAGAGGGTACTGGGTCTCAATTTGATAGAAGAGGAGGATTTTAATAATGTCATACTTTAGAAACTTTTCAGACTTCTTATATCAGTCTCCACTATCATCTAGAACTTCTTCTTATGATTCAGTAAGAGCAAAGAATTTATTTCGCAGAGCAAAAGTTAGAGATGATATATTTCAAGCAGCAGTAGCATTTGATAAGTATAAAATCATAGGAGAAGAAAGACCAGATCAAGTTGCAAATAAACTTTATGGAAGTCCTCAATATGATTGGGTAGTATTAATCTCAAATAACATTATTAATCTCAGAGAAGAATGGCCACTGTCAGACTCTGAGTTTAATAATTACATAGCAACAAAATATACTGCAGCAGAACTTGGTCAAGTACATCACTATGAAACAACTGCAGTGTTTGACTCCAGAGGAAAACTAATTACTCCTGGTGGTAAAATTGTGGATGGAAACTTTAGTGTTACTTACTTTGATTATGATGTTCAAGACCAAGAAATTATTGGAGTCCCATATACCTTTGATTCAACTACAGCAAGATTTGATTCTACTCTTGTAAGATTTGATATGAGTCAACAAGTTTTACAGAAACAAGGAAAAGCATTTACAGTAAATCCAGTAAAATCTGTAAGTGTATATGAATATGAAATCAAAAAGAACGAAGATAAGAGAACAATTTATGTCTTAAAGCCTAGATTCTTACAGACAATTATTGATGACATGGAAGAAATTATGAAGTATGGATTCTCATCTCAGTATGTAGATAGGAATACAAAAAAGGGAGATGAACTTAGAGTCATCTCCCCCAGATAATCATTCCTCTGCCAGTCTCTGGAAGTAACTCAGAGCATCATCTTCCTCCTCATCAGAAGAAGATGAAGGACTTTGATAACGAGTTCCACCAGACTTCCCCTGCAGAACCTCTCCATCAGTAGGAACTGGACCACGCTCATCATCCTCATCATCAAAGGATTCATCAACCTTAGGAGCAGACTTCTGACCAAGAACAGTCTTGAGTCTAGCATCCAGTTGCTCATAGGACTTGAAGTTGTCTGCCTTTACAAAGTCCTGGAGTGAATATGCTTTCTTCCAGATACCTTCCAGAACATCATCATCAAAGTCACCAAGAGTAGAAGTGGATTCAAACTCAGACTTATCATAGTTCCAGTAACCATCCTTCTTGGTAATCTTCACTTTGAAGTTAGCACCATTCCAGAAGTCAAATGGATCAATGGGAGTCTCATCATCAAACTCTGGTTGCATTGCAGCAGAGATCTTGTCAAAGATCTTTTTACCATACTTAAAGAGAAATACCTTACCCTCATTCTCAGGGTGTGCTTTATCACTCACAACATAGATGTTGGAGTAATAAGAGAGTTTGCGCTTTCTCTGACGCACAATCTCTTGATTTGCTTTGCTTCCAGTGTTCCACAGTTCACGATTTGCTTCACACACTGGACATTGTTGACCAACAGTAGTCAGGCAATTGTCAATAAACCATCCACCAGTTCCCTGGAAAGCATGGTTATAGACCTTTGCCCAAGGGAGTTCTTCACCCTCAGGAGCAGGAAGGAAACGAATAACTGCAAAACCATTACCTGCTTTGTCTACTTCAGGTTTCCACAGACGATCATCTGTGTTACCACTTGAAGTATTCATCTTCTCTACTTCTTGTACCAGTTTAGAAGTCAGAGAACCAAGCTTAGATTGCTTTTTAAGATCGGCAAAGCCCATTTAGATTACCTCGGATTAATTGGATTGATCGGATTAGGATCATGATTTGATTGTAGCACAGGCAAGGATGCCTGTCAATGCTATTTATTTTCCTCTGTTGGCAGTTCTCCTGAGACCATCAATGGTCTTCCTCATAGAATCAAAAACATGGGATACATTTGGATTAGGACCAAACCCAAGAATCTTTGCAGACTCCACCATTTGTTCCTTCATTTTAATTGCATCTGGATCATCAGACAAACTCAATCTAGTATAAAGAATTTTTTGTTTCTCTAGTAGTTCATCAAGGAGATCAATGTGAGCTAACTTTTGCTCTGAGTCCATTATAAAGAAAGATGGAATTTCTTTTACAACCTTTCTCTGAATCTCTGCAATTTCGTCCATGTCTTTCTGGACCATCTCTGAATTAAAAAATGACATATCAATCTCCTATAACAGTGTTCTTTAATATTTGTCTGTATTTGAACACATCAATATTTAGAAATGGTGTGTACTTCTTGATCTTTAAGGATACAGATTCCCAAATAGGATCCAAAAGTTTCTTATCAAAATCATTCCTGATCAGGAAAATTTTATCATAAATCACTAGGGTTTCAGGGCTAATTTTCCCTATCAGGAATTTTTTCAAGACAGGAGGATGTCCCTTAGAACAATCAAATGCTTTATCCAATTTGTATTCAGAAAAAAATTCTTCTGTCTCTTGAGTAAAGAGATACAATAAACTCTGCTGTCTTTTTACCCATTCCTTATAATTAGTCTCACCCTCTCTGATGACACTTCCAATCCACAAACTATTTGGATCATCTGCTCCTACAAAATTAGCGATGTAGAAATTTTTAATTTCCTCATCGCTCTTTTGTCTGCTTAGTTTTTCAAACCAATACTTGTCTTTTCTTTTGTTGAATGATTCTACTGATGCTCTAGATTTACCTGCATATTTGTGATAGTCATAATTAGATTTGCTGAAATGATTTTTCAAAGCAAGGTATTGTTTATAAGCATCAAAGGGAGTCATATCAAAAGTTTTGCTCTAGAAGTTCTTTTCAAAAAGTTTAAATTAATAGCATCACATTTAATTTTTTCCTTCAATGGTTTGCTGATTAATTTGCCAACAGAATCAACTTCAATATTGTTCTGATCACAGTAATGAATTATAGCATCAATATAATTCATATCTTTATTAACCTTAACAAGTTCTTCTATGATCTGAGAGAACTTTGCTTGGCATAAGAATTTTGATTCTAATGCTGATTTTAATTTACTTTCCATATTCCTTTAGTTTTGTTTCTATAAAATCCTTAATATAGTTTGAAAGAAGTTTGATGTATTTCATTTTATCATACTCCTCATAGACTACACAATCACCATCTTCACATGCCATTAGAATGACAAGTTTTTTAACAGGAATATTAGTCAGCTCATAGAACATGCAAGCATATGCTGCTGCTTGAACAAAGTAATGTTCAATCCATTCTCTGGGTTTTGCTTTCTTTGAGGTTTTAAAGTCAATGATTGCTAGCTCACCATTATATTCAGCAATGCAATCTACTGTACCTGCTATGCCTAATTGCTTACTGTATAATGAAGACTCAAGTGCATAGATATTATTTATCTTGTTTAGTTCAGGATTAATTATCCTAAACAAGTGTTTAGAAATAAGAGACTTTTCAGGAAGTTCTGGAATGTTAAGAAGATAATTTTCAACCATGCTGTGCAAATCTGTGCCTCTGCTGGTTGCTTGTTTGTTAATTTTGTTTGCTTCCTCTTCTCCTACTCTCTTTCTCCAGTCCTCAAAAATATGTCTATTGTGATGACTAGTTACAGATGTGATGGAGACAAGCTTTAGAAGTTCATCTCCATTAGGGACTTTATAGTATCTTACACCATCAATAGTCTCCCTCTGTAATTGAGGGAGACTAATATTCACATGATTAAACATCAAAAACCAGCTGCCATTTTATTAACAATATAAGATTTTACAAGACCAGATCTTACAATGTCCTCAACTCCAAACTCAATGGTTTCAAACTCAGGCATTCTCTGAATAATTTTCATGAAGTCCATGATACCATTGCGTTCATTTGTTTTTGTGAGGTCTGATTGTGTGGCATCACCACAGAACATGATTCTTGAATTGTCCCCAACCCTTGTAATTATACTATCAAGTTCATGGAAGTTCAAGTTTTGACACTCATCAACAATAATGATGGAGTTGTCTAGAGTAGTTCCTCTAATAAAGGAGGTGCTCCAGAAAGTAACTGTTTCCTGAGACTTTAGATTGCCATAGAGCATTTCAAACTCTGCATCAGTTGGCATCTCAAACATGTACTTAACCATGTTCTTGTATGGGATCTGATACAGAGCAGACTTATCATCATGATCCCCAGGAAGGAAACCAATTTCTCTAGTGGCAACAAGAGATCTAACAACCACAATCTTTTGATATGGAGTAATCTCACTTAGAACATCTTTGAGTGCAAGATAAAGTGCACAAAATGTTTTACCAGTTCCTGCACATCCATATACAAACAGATGTTTATCTGAGTTGTATGCTTCAAAAAGTTTACTTTGATTCTCTGTTACAGGAGTAATATCTAAGAGAAGATCACTATTAATTGGTTTTCTTCTCTTCATTTGTTTTGCAGTCATGCCAATTCCAATTGGCTGCAAATCATTGCCTCTTCTTTTTCTTGCCATTAGATTTTCTTTACACGTGAACCAGGAGCTTTACTTGCCTTAGCAAGTACATCATTCCAACCAGGATTTTTAGAGACCAATTTATTTCTCCAGTCTCCTACTTCTCCTGGACTTGCACAACCTTCAGACCAATCCCTTCTCCATTCTGGATTGTCTTTATACCATTGAGTAATATCATGAACACTCATTTCTACTACTCTTTTTTCTCCTGTCTCAACATGAACAATAGGATAAATCGCCATAGATTATATCAGAATGTAAAGATATTTATTCAATAGTAATGGATGGTGCATCCACACACTCAGGACAGTTTTCAGGTTCCCATCCAAGTGCTTCTGCAACAGAAGGGAACTGACAAATAAAGACACATCTAGCTGCCTCTGCAATGTCCATATGCTCTTTCTGTGTGCCATGAGCAGATCTAAGATTGATATAATGAATCCAAGATCTACAAGAACCAGTCATATAAATTCTGGTAGGTGTTGCCAAAGGAAGAACAAACCTTGCACATTCCTTTGCAACTCCTGCCTCAAGCATTCTCTTGTAGAGATTGTTAGAATGTTTAAACAGTTCAGCAATTTCTGTTTGAAACTTGAGCTTCACATAGTCACCAAGATCATCAGTAGAATTTTGACGATTCTTGGTATCTTGTTTGCGAAGATCTGGAATAGGAATATTCTCAGTGATTAGATTTGTGTCTGCATACCTCTGTGAAAATTCTTGAAATGTGAAGCTTCTATGTCGAAGCACTTGTGCTGCAATGCCACGAGTAGTTTCAATCTCAAGAGTCATAGTAGACTGTTCAAAAACAGACCAATGATTATGCTTAATACAATAAGCAAGCAACTTGGCATAGTTTTCATTGTCTTGATTCGCAGGATTGCTAACTCTAGCAATGTATGCCATTGTTTTTTCTGCATCTGGAGTGACTGAAATTAGTTTAACTTTCGAACTCATCTTGTTCTCCTTTCATATGTTTTAGTAGAAGTGCTTTTTGAGCAAGTTTTTTTGCTTTCCTCATGTATCTGAGTTCCTTCTCATCATACAACCAAGGTTGTTTTAAAGCAACCTTAGAGAGTCTTATGGCGTCTTGAAACTTCATCAAAACACCTCATCATAATCTTCAGTATAAGGAGTAACCATTGCTCCTTCTTCTGTTGAGATTTGCATAGGAGGTCCTTCTACTTCATGCTTTAAAGATTGAACTAGAAGTTCCATGTTTCTAACAATCATTCTAACTTTTTCTGTGTCCATGAGAACTAGTATTCTCAAGAAATTATAGACAAAAAAAGGGGGGAAGTCAATCCCCCCTTGAAATTATTTCATTGCCATTGCAAGTTGTGCTTGCTGCAATCTTTGTTGCTTTTCAATTTGTTTTCTAATTACTTCTAACCAGTTCATTGTGCTACCTCCTGATTTTTACAAGAACGATAGGCAACACCACGATAGGTGTTAGCAGGATGTGCTGGTGCATGTGTCTGTGAATACCACTTACGATACTCTTCTTTAGGTACATCAGTATTATACTGACAACCTCTATAGGTTGCTTGTGACATGGATTTGCTCCTTTACTATTGTAAAAGTGCGTTCCTTCGGTATCCCTACTTCCGTTTGCTATTTGCAAATAGCAAATGAACGTGTTTTATCTATAAGAATAATTTTGTAAAATTTGATACAGTTTTAATCTCTTTGTCTCCAATCATCTGGTTTTTCTCTACCATCAGTAAAGAAGTCTACAATTTCATCTACATTATTAAATCTACTGACACCAAATCTTTCGTTTCCTGTACCACCAATGTCAAGTTGATTTAAAAAATCGTCCATATCTCCCTCCCTCATATCAGGATTTTCTGCCTTTCTTCTTGCTTGTCTGAGAATTGTAGCAGCAGTCCTATTTACTTTGGACAACTTCTCTGCCCATATCATATCCTCTAAACTTACTTCTTCATGGTTTGAAATTTTTTCACAGATTGATTCTAAGCGAAGACGATATTGAGTAGAGAGCATATGTAGTCTCCATATAGGGTTATTTAGCATTTACCTTTCAATGTAACTCAAGGTGTGGCTTTGGGCATAGAGTTGTTGGATGATAATATCACATCCAATTTTGGGGTTACAATCCCCACAAGTGTAAACATCCACAGCTGCTTTACCTTCTTCAGGCCAAGTATGAATACTGATATGACTTTCAGACAGCAAACAGATTACAGTAACTCCTTGAGGTTCGAACTTTTTTGAGATAGTCTGAACCACAGTGGCACCACTAGCAGATGCTGCATTTTCAAGCAAATCTATAAGACAATTTTCATCATCAAGTAAAACAAAAGAGCAACCATACAAATTCAATAAGTAATGTTTGCCCATTATTTTTTCTTTCCTTTTGGATTGGATTGATATGTTTTTGGATTTACTGTTCCATCAGTCCATTTTATTTTTTGAATGGACCCTTTCCCAAAAGTATCATAGTAATTATCAAAAACTTCAACAAAAGAATTTGCTTGAACTATGTCATACTTTTTAATTTCATTTTGTAAGTAAGTAACTAAGTAAGAATTTCTGGGAAGTGTTTTGTCTTTAGACAAAGAAGAGTCACAATCTTTATGAATGATCTTCATTTTTTCACCTCCCAAAAATCATGAAGAAAATACTATTTCAGGAAATGCATCTTGCACTACTGCTTTAGTAATTTTAAATCTTTTGTGAATTTGTTTATCTTTCATTAGACAAACCAATTCTGCTTCAGAAGCATGTAGTCCTTCTAGAAGCTGGATGAACATGACTTCTTTTCTCATTTTGGTGGTGTTTGTAACACCCTTCACAAAATGATTAAACTTTTGCCATTCATGCAAAAGTTTAGTGTGCTCTGTATCTACAGGAGCATCATTAGGGGTATATGGAACTTCACCATCAGGAAGATCTGATTGTACTCTATCCTCAAAGTTCCAAATTAAAACTGCTCTAAGAGCAGGACTATCATAGTGTCTCAGTATTTCTATCTTTTCGTCTCTTGTCTTAGCATTAGAAACTCTTTGAATAACTTCAGACACCAATTGATTTGGTGGCAATTTCATAAGTAAACTCCATTTAATTAATCTTCAGGTTCTTCATCCTCCATATCACCTTCAAATCTAAAGGCAATAATTTCGTCAGGAATAACATTTCCATCTTCATCATACATTTCAGGATGTAATCTAGCAATTTGTTGAGACCAAGTGTGTTCTCTATAAACCCACCCAACTAATCCTCCAACAACTAATGACATGAGGAAAAACATCACAGAAAAAACTAGGGTAACTGCTATCATTGACCTACTCCTTATTTTTGAGGGTTCCTTATGTTTAAGGAAAAGTTAAAGGAGATGGTTACTTCCCTTTTAAAGAAGGAAACCATCTTCTCAAAATGAAATGAAAATGTTTTCTTTTCTGGTTTCCTCCTTCTTAAAATAAGTTCAACTCCCCTGTTAATTTCAGGGGCATCTGCATTATTTATAGGTGTCATCAAAGAAGAGAATTTTCTGAAAGGTATCTTACTGTATCAGAACACCCACCAAGATGCTGTTCTCCCATGATTACTTGAGGGAAAGTTGATCCCTCACCAAACTCAGCATAAAACTCTTCTCTACTAAAATCTGTACCCAATTCATAACAGGTAACTGGATATCCTTTTTTGACGCTTAGATCAGAAAGGACTACTTTAATTTTGTCACAATAAGGACAACCTTTTTTACTGTAAACTGTAAAAGTCATATGTTTAAATTCTAACTGGATGTGGTCTACGTTTATCTGATTTTATAGCACATAACCAAGCAGTTGTCACTGCTATGTTATCTTCCCACCAATTAGTTTCCATTCTAAATTCCTGGAATCTAATTGAAGTGTTCCTAATAAATTGTGCTTTATCTGCTCTAGTATAATACCAAAAACTATTTTGATTCCAAAAACTTACATGGGTTGGATCTTGCCAAGCACCCCTACCATCAGTAGAAGGAACTTCAATAAATGCCCAACCACCATCACAAAGAACTCTATAGATCTCACTCATGGATTTGATAGGATCCTTTAGATGTTCAAGAACATGACTAGCATTGATAACTCCCACACTATTGTCTGGAAGGGGAATGCCATCATTAAGATCACAAATAATATCAGCATTACATTGATCAATTGTTACATATCCTGGTCTTGGATACAATCCACCACCAATATCAACCTTCATCAAACCTTTAAGATCTGCATCTCTTTCAGCAAGTGCTTGTCCATACTGATGGAACAACTCAAATGTTTTAATTTGAATGTCATCAATTCTTTGAGTCTGAGTATTGTTGTTATCAGGAAGCCATCTATAGTAATAAAGAATTTTATCTATAAAATGAAACTTAGTATTTAAATAAGATCTAATGACCAAATCATGATCATCACATATATTTAAATCTGGATTATGACCTCCAAGTTGATGATAGAAACTTGTTCTCCAAGCTCTAACATGATCTGGGGCATACCAAATAATACCAATACTATGACTGGTAGCAGGAAACATATCAATCTTCATGAACTGTTCCCCCCTAAACTCCACCCATTTATGAGTCCATCCATTTGCAGGATTCCAGGGAATTTTGTAATCATCTCCCCTCATATCATAGAGAAGATCTTCACTGTAAGCAAACCCAACTTCAGGATCTTGAAATGCTTTATTAAGTTCTTCAAGACAATCTAAAGACAGAAGATCATCATGATCTACCTCAACAAGAACATCACCTTTTCCTAAAAAGAAAGCTTTGTTTTTAATAAATCCTACATTTGGATTTGTAATTCCAGTATGTATTCTAACTCTAGAATCATCTTTGATTTCCTGAGGGATGTGATGGATTCTACAATCGCCATTCAAATACAGAACCCATTCCCAATTTTGATATGTTTGATCTCTAATGGTTTCATAGAGTTCATAAAGGTATGGCATGTTTTTAGAGCTATGCTCTGGAGTAATGATACTAAATTTGTGATCAATCATATCAATCAAAAAAGAAAATGTGAAATAGTCTTGAGTCTTCTATAGTTGTTCCAAAATATTCTGTGGCAGCATGAATTGATTTGGCATCAAACAATACTAATCTATTAAAAATATTTCCAACAGTATCAACTAATCTAAATTTAGTTTTATCATAAAATCCTCCAGAAAATGCTTGTTCTGAATTTGGATCTGACTCATGCCTTACTCCACTTTCATGAGCATAAAAGGATGTGCCACATTGATATGGAGCGTCAGGTGTTAAGTATACCATGCCAGCCCAAGTTTGTCCATCCCAGTGGTACACTAAAGAATCTTGTGGAGTACAATATTGAAATCTACCACACATTCCATGGCTTTCCCACTCAGTTATTTTTCTACCCATAATATCTTCTATTGATCTTTTTGTTCCAGGAACAAAATGTTGATCAATAGTTCTTCTACCTTTATACCATTCAGATTGGTCTTCATATTGTTGCTGTAAAGCATACTGTCTTACTGCATAAGGATCCGAATAAAAATTATCAACAATCCATATTTTTTTATTATAAAGTTGATTTATTGTACTAGTTGGTACGAATTTCATTGTTATATTTTTGTAGTTGTTGCTCTGCTATTCCCCTTAAAGTCTCTAAGTACTCACCACTATCATAGTAACAATTATTATCAATTAAAAACATAAACTCTGGAAATGGATTTTTTCTTTCTTCACTCATAAGATAATTAATCATTCCTATTGCTGTGGTAGCATCTCCTTGCTCTAAGCAAATTTCAATTAATCTGACTATATGTTCATTCCTTTTTGGACAAAACTTTCCAGATCTATTAAAGAATTCAATAGAGTCTTCTAAGTTTCCCAACTCTTTAAATAAAATTCCACAGCAATACATAGCAAAGTATGAAAGTTCATCTAATTTTACTGGAGTTGAAGTTTGTTTATATCCATCATGATGATGACAAACATATTCATAAAAATAATAAATTGCTCTTCTAGCAAATTCATCTTGCTGGGAATTTCCTAAAGGAAACTCTTTACAATAATGAGCATCAAAATAACTTTTTCCAATGTACCAAAAATGATAATTATCCTTTAAGATAGAATTTTCTCTTATCATCTGCTCTTCTAATTTTAGAGCATCACTTACATACTTAGTTGGAGACTGATAACTTTCTCCATCCCTTGTCCCAATATGTCTAAAAGATAAAGGCAAATTTACTCTTTGAAAATCCTCTCCAATTCCATCCATTTCAAGAGAAATTGTTTCATGAATTATATCATGATTGAACTTCCAGGGCAATTTTGCATTCCAAATCCAAGCACGATAATAAGTAAGTCCAGGAGAAATAGAGGGGACATGAAAACTTTGAATAGAAGTATCATTAAATATTGACCAATCAAAATTTTCATCCACCTCCATATATTCATCACAATCCATCTTCATAATCCAATCACATCCATGATTTATGCTCAAACATTTTTGAAGAAGATGATCTCTATTCCATCCAAAACTAACCCAACCTTCTTTAACTTCATAAATGAATCCAGGAACTTTATGTTCATTAAAAAATTCTCTTACTATTTCTGGTGTTCCATCAGTTGATCCATTGTCCTGAAACACCCAATAATCAATATACCTATAGCAAGATTCCAACATCCTTCGAATGTTTTTTGCTTCATTCTTGAACATTGTGATCATTACAATTTTAGTAGTTTTATTCATAAAGATCTTTTTTTAATTAGTTCTAAAATTTCTGGATTATATTTTTGATCATTGTAAGGAGAATATAAAGCTCTAGTTCTTGTTTCAATATTTTTTGGGGGATCTGTTAGATAATAAAATGCTATACTCTTCCTATAAACACCTTCTGGACAAGTTAATGGTTCTGGAAATCCATGCCATGAGTTTTGAGTTGTATCAAATATCACAGCCCTATTAAAAGCATTTTCAATAGCAACTCTTTTATCCTTTGCCCTATTAACTCTTGTGTCATGAGTCCAAAGTTCTAATGCACCTCCCCATTCTGGATTCCAATCCTCAGACAAATATAAAATTAAATTTAATTTTCTTTGTAGTTTTAATTTTGGATGAATTGAATAATCCAAATGAACATTTAATTTACCACCAGTTCCATGAATATGCCACCCAGCTCCATGAAGACCTATATCTGGATAAAGTTTTTCAATGCCAGTAAGACTCTTTAATTTACCTACAAAATCAGCAGAAGCCAAGTACATAAAAAATTCATAAGTTTTTGAAGGGAATTCCCACCAATCATTACAAGTTTTTTTATTTTCTAGTGGATTATTATAACAATACCACTTTGGATAATTGTAGTCCATAAATTCACTAGACAATTGCCTAGCAACATCTATAGGAGCAAAGTTATCAATAACCCAATAATCAAAAGGTTCTTTCATTAGTATCTTGTATTAAAGAAAAATGTTTGAAAAAGTCTTCCAGTATTCATATCAGATCCAAAATAATCAACAGAGGCATGATAAAGATTACCAGGATATAAAATAAGTCTATTATAAACATTACCTATTCTATCAACAACTTCCCATTTTGTATAATCATACGCATCTTCTCCATGATCAGCAGGTCCAGAAGATTTTCTTTCTCCAGATGCTTTATGTCTATACAATGCAGTTCCCCCACTTAAAGGAGGATCTGGAGTCAAATAACAAACTCCAGCCCACATATTATTGTAATCAGAATGAATCCATGTCCTATCAATAGATGTACATAATTGAAATGCTCCTGTATAACTATTACCCTCAGCATCAACTAACCAATCAGTTACTCCCCCTGCAGCATGAGAGACTAAAGCATTAATAACTTCCTTAAGACTATCACTGAGAAATGATTTAGTTCTAAGACCAGGATAATTTCCTCTTACCGAAAACTCTTGAGATAAGGCAAATGCTCTTACATCATCTGGATTATCATAAAAATCATCAGCAATAATAAGATTAACTCTCATTCCAATAAGCTCCAGTTCTAGAACAATACTTAATATTTGGATCAATCATATGAAATCTATCCCATCCAGGTTCATTTTCTGCAACTCTTTTGCCATGAAAATATTCCCCAATATGATTGACCATCATACCACCCTCTGAGGTTTTTAATAGTCCAGCTCCAATACCATATTTTCCTGCTAAGTATTGAGCAATTACAGACTCTGATGGGTTATATCCAGTTTCCTCTAATATTGGTTCCTTTGCAATCCATGCTGGATATAAAGACATTAGCATCCAGAAATATGGAGTTGCTTTTTCATACCTATAATTTTTAAAAATTACATCATCTTCCTTTGCCCCAATATCTTCAACCTCATGAGTATACCAATTGTTTCTTTTCAATTGAATTTGAGATAATGTATTGTCTTGCTGAAGAAGTTCAATTAAATCCAATACTTTTAATGGGTACATTACTTCAACATCATCTTCGTGATGGAAGATATAATCATAATCTCTTTCTTTAACTAAATCAAAAAGTTCTTGCCAAGTTTTTGTAATGCCTTTATTTTCTTCATGAAAAATAATTTCATTATATCCATTAGAAATAACAAACTCTGCTAGTGAGTCATTATCTCTTCCTGTTGGATAGTCATCAATAAACAAATGATGAACATCCAATCCACTGAAGTCTAACTTTTTATTTGCCTCAAATGTTTTCTTAAGGAACTCTACTCTGTTGGTAGAGAAAACTACATGAAGTAACTTCATTATGATTCCATACTATCTGTATTATGTATCTTGATATGATTATGCTTCTTTGCACAGACACCTCGTGCATATGCTCTAGTAAGACTGTTTACATTTGAACAAGGTTTTCCCCCTTCACCACAGAAAGGACACTGTGAATCTGGAGGATCATCTGGATACTTAAACTTACTCATACTAACACAGGTTCTCCTTGACCTTGTGGGATGTATAAGTCTTGTGCAGGAGGAAGTCCTTGTTGTCCTGGGAGTTGTTTATCTGTAGTAGACTTAACATCAATAACTTGATCCATAATAAATCTATGCCTACTATAGGATCTACTTGTAGATTCAAAAGATACCATCATTATAGCATCATTAATATCTGCACAGTGGCAAATAACTTTACCAGTCCTATTGTCTGTCACTATCCAATACTCGTTCATTATCATAATCCTTTTTGTCAGTATAATCTTTTTTTGGATTCCTGTAAAGTCCAGGCCAGGTATCTCTTATAATTTCTGCTAGTTTATATGGAGTTTCTGAAGTAATCATATCGACTAAAAAGGGGGTGTTTCCACCCCCAAATTGAGTAGGTTTATATTATCTATCAACCAATTGCAGGTGCAGTGAGAGCAACAGGAGTTGCTTCAATAGCAGCAAGGTCTAGTGGGAAGTTGTGTGCATTTCTTTCATGCATAACTTCAAAACCAAGGTTAGCACGATTGAGGATATCTGCCCAAGTAGGAATAACACGATTCTGACTATCAATCAATGATTGATTAAAGTTAAAACCATTGAGGTTGAATGCCATGGTGCTAACACCAAGAGCAGCGAACCAGATACCTACAACAGGCCAAGCAGCGAGGAAGAAGTGAAGCGAACGGGAATTGTTGAAGGAGGCATACTGGAAGATAAGACGACCAAAGTATCCATGAGCAGCAACAATATTATAAGTCTCTTCTTCTTGACCAAACTTGTAACCATAGTTTTGTGATTCATTTTCAGTAGTCTCACGAACTAGAGAAGAGGTGACAAGAGATCCATGCATAGCAGAGAAAAGAGAACCACCGAAGACACCAGCAACTCCCAGCATGTGGAAAGGATGCATAAGAATGTTGTGTTCTGCCTGGAAAACAAGCATGTAGTTGAAAGTTCCTGAAATCCCCAAAGGCATCGCATCAGAGAAGGATCCCTGACCGAAGGGATAGACCAGAAAAACTGCGCTAGCAGCAGCAACGGGTGCTGAGTAGGCAACACAAATCCAAGGACGCATACCAAGTCTGTAAGAAAGTTCCCATTCACGACCCATGTATGCATAGATTCCAATCAGAAAGTGGAATACAACCAGTTGAAATGGTCCACCATTATATAGCCACTCATCAAGAGAAGCAGCTTCCCAGATGGGATAAAAGTGCAAGCCAATGGCGTTGCTTGAAGGAACTACAGCACCTGAAATGATGTTGTTTCCCCACATAAGTGAACCAGAAACAGGTTCACGAATGCCATCGATGTCCACAGGAGGAGCACCAATGAATGCAATGATGAAACAAGTTGTTGCAGCTAGCAAACAAGGAATCATCAGTACACCAAACCAACCAACATAAAGGCGGTTGTCCGTTGAAGTAACCCACTGGCAAAACTGTTCCCAGGGATTAATAGTAGATTGTCTTTGAGCAATTGTAGCAGTCATTTTACTTTAAAAAGAAATAAGTACGAGTATAGGGATTACTCCTTTACTGATTTCCTTCACTACCCTCAAGTGAAGGTAAGATGAGGGATGCTTTACTTCTCTTGATCCCGGTTTGAGAAGAACAAATATTAAGGATCTGTTACATTCCTTAACTTGTTGTTATATTTATCATACCACATGTAACAATGCATGTCAAGCATCTAAATATAGGAGTAGAATAAGTACTTCTAATGGGAAAGCCCAAGAATAAAAAGGGAAAGTCTGCTAATGCTAAGCAGAACTCTGGAAATGCTACTGCAAAAAAAGCAAAGAATGGTGGAAAGAAAAAATGAGGTATTATGCCAAGAGAATGGAACACTCCAATTCGTGAACCTTGGAATCCTGTAATTAAAAAATGTCTTGATGCAGTAGATGAACACATCAAGACATATGTGAAAACAGGAGATGACTGGCACTTATCACAAGCAGAAATATTAAGAAAGTATGTAAAAGATTTGAAAGTTTGGATTCATAAA